TCCATCAGCGACAGTGCATCGACATACTGTTCCGCCTTCAGGCTGCATTCCACAAGCCCGGCAGGGGATACCTCAAAGCTGTACCCTCCCATCAGGTTGCGGGAAAGGGATATCCGGATGTAGGCGGTCATCGTGCCGTCATCGTTGTCCTGAAGCATGTATGGGAAATCCAGCAGCTCGGAAATCCTGAATATGTTCTCATACAGACTGTCGGCCTTCTTTCCCTGTACCCTTATGCTTTCCGGATCCGCGCCCAGAAGTGCGAAGACGATCAGGACCTTGAACTGCCCGAAAGTGATGAGGCCCTTTTCGAAGTCCTCCATGTGGCTGCACAGGCTGATGAACCTCTCCCGATGGTCGGTCGTGAAATCCGACCATCGGGAAGGTACCTCATGCCGGTTCTTGAGCTTGACTGTTATCATAGCATTGTGAAGTGCTTCTCGGATTCCTTGTTGTGGTTCTGCTGGAGACCTGCCCTGTTCTGGGCCCGGAGCAGCTGGTCGATCATGGCCTCGATGTCTTCGGCCTCGCTGTTGAACTGGTTCGCCAGGATCTTGCGGTCCTGGATGTCCGCGCCGGAGGTGAACTCGTGGTTGAAGTCATAGCGGATACATTTCGGCCATTCGGTTACGTCGAAGGTCATCACGACCTTGGCCATGGTACGGTAGCAGAGAGCGCTCTTGGCCAGTTCCATCATCTGGCTGTTGTCCTGATCAACATTCTTCTTCAGCTTGCCCCAGATGCTTTTCAGGATATACTGTACCCTGCTGAAGAAGTATGCGCTGCGGTCAATCTGGAAATACTTGTCAAACTCGGATGCGCTGCTGACCGGAAGATCCTGCCTGTCCTTATAGATGGCCGACTCCTCGAACTTTCCTGTTCCAGGATTCACGTCAAGCCACTCCAGAAGGGCGTCAAGAGCTGACCAGTAGATGTCGAGGTGGTTGCGCTTGAGCTCTTCGTGCTGGTACTTGTAGAGCGCCGCTTCTGTTCCTGCCTTGGTGACGGTCAGGAAGATCTGATACCTGTATAGCGTTCCGGCAGCTACAGCTGTCTTCAGAAGGTCAAGTCCTTCCTCCGAAGCGCCTTCCCGGAGCGCGATATATACTTCATGGGTGATGAGCTTGAAGATATCCATCGTCACCATCCTGATGTGAGGCTCAAGCTGTGCAAGTTCCGTGTCGGCACCTATTCCGGGCGCGTACTGCCTGAATTCCGCAAGATCCTTGAATATGTCTGTCGTTTTCATAACTCGGATTGGTTTGAAAGTCTGTCTGATGGCGATATCTCCTCCTGGCGCTGCACGTTCGGACGGTAGAAGCCTATTCTTATGCCCTGTGCATATTCCTGAGGGAAGTTCAGGCGGATTGCGTAGTTCAGATCCGCACAGACCACTGATTCAGGGATGCTCTGCTGTGTGAGATATACCATGTAGTTGTAATACGTGTCGGCTCCTGACTTGGAGATGACCCCGTCCGATGAGATGTTGCTGATGCTGCTGTCGATGCCCTTTGCGGAAAGAAGCACCATGTCTGCACGCTTGTCATACGAGATGAGCGCCTCGATGTACTCCTTGTATTTCTGCGGGATCTCCTCGATCTTCCATGACTCAAGGTCGCCGTTGTCGTTGTAGAAAGACCTTGATGTGTAGATCTTGCCCTGGTTCTTGCCTCTTCCGGAGAGGAAGTTCGCGAGGTTGCTGATCTCCAGCTGGACGTACTGCGATAGGATGTCTTCGGTATAGGTGTCACCTATCTCAAGAGTCTTGTCGCCGACCCGGACCTTGTGCATGTCGCTCTCCTTGGCTCCCTGCGCCTTCAGCTGTGCGTTCATGTCGCACAGGTTCTGCAGCATCTCCTCCTTCTGTTTGATCCATGCGTTCGGGATGATGACATGATGCCTGGCAGACAGTGAGTTCTCAAGGAAGCTGTTGATGTATTCCGGTGTTGCGTTACAGCCACGAATCCATTGCATGATTCCCTTGAAGAACTTGTTGGTCGCATAGATCTCCTCGCCATGGTTCGGGTTCTTGCTGTATGATATCGCACAGTGCTTCATCAGCGGCTTGGTGTAGTCAAGTCTTGGATACACCTTGAATTCCGATATGTTTGAGGACTTCTCCCAGTTGCCGACCATTATGTGTGTGAAGTCCCTGTCCTCGACATCCTGGGTTCTGCTGATGTCCTTGGTCGTGGCCATGCGGCATCTGAGCTCGCTGACATGCTCGAGGCCGGCAATCGGTACCGCAAGCCCCCTTAACCCTGCAGCATGGGCGCGGGAGAGGTGGAGCTTGCTGAAGATGCCTTCTGAATAGTAATATGATCTTATGCACTTGTTCAGATATGTCTCGAACGTATCCGGCAGGCCGTTCTCTCTCCAGCTGTCAAGCCAGTTCTGGATCTTCTCGTTCTTGACATACTGGCGTGTGACCTTTCCGTCCTTGTCTATTGTTGAGATGTAGAGCTGCGGTCCGGTACCGAAGAGGATGGCTATCTGCTTTTCAATGAGGGAAGGGAGCAGACGGTTTCCCTTGATGAGAGTCTTGCAGGTGTTGAAGTCCAGGTTGTCCGCTCCGCACGGCCAGACGAAGTACCTGTCCATCCTGCGGGGACTCAAGGTCTCCGAAGCGGCTCCGGATCCAGAAGACTGCGGGCTGGCAGCGGAGGACATGACAGGAGTCTCGCCGATCTGGTAGGTGAAGGCATAACCGTCACCGTGCATGTATCCGAATTTATTCATACCATTTTATCTGTTTTAATTTATTACCGTCTGTACTGAATGACATGAACCTGATCAGCGATCTGTAGCACGCCTTCGGCTGGTTGTCTTCAGTGAGGAACAGGAAGAAGTTCTTGCCGTCGATATCCCACTTCTCATGTGGGAGCGGCTTCCTCATCCTGCAGTTCTCGTATGTCTTCAGGGCGACGTTGCCGGTCGGAGGCTGTCTTCTCGAGAAGGGGAAGAACGATATGCTGAATGTCCCTCCGGCCTTCGTCACGTCCTCCGCACGTTGTAATGCAACGGCACCTTTCATTATGTCCATGGTCGTATCGTTTGTTCAAAGGTAGGCAGTCGTCCGGTGGCTGGAAAGGACGGGCGCCTGTCATATTTCCATCATTCCGAGGGTTGCGATGCAGGTCGAAAAACCAGCGGCGCCGGGCACATCTTCCGCACTTTTCCGTCAAGCTGCTTATATTTTTTGCTCATGTCGCTGGAACCCAAAGGTTTGAGCAAAAGATAAATGACGCAGGGTGTCGCAATCTGCTTACAGATCCGCCAAATTCGCCCCCGCAATCGATGAATTCCTGAGTCCGGGGAAGTACTTTTCGAATAATCCCCACACCAGATATGTCATTGCTGAAGGTATCTGAGGGGTCAATCCCGCCTGCATGTTAAGCGGTACCTTCTTCTCCGGTGTCTTGTCGAGTTCCGGCATGGACGAGCCGGGGACCTTCTTGCAGCAGTACATCGCGCTGACCAGGTACGAGCATTCGTTCGAGTCAATCCTGATGTGCGGGATCCTGTTCTCGTTCTCGGCAAGGAGACGCTTCCAGAGCTTGTAATGCTCCCAGTAGAAGATAGTCCTCTGGCCAAGGTTCTTCAGCTGGACCTTCCAGCCGTATTTCTCAAGTTCGGCCTTCAGCTCCCTCGCGTCGGTCTCGTGCGGACGCTTCTGATTCTTCTTGTTGCCGGCGCGGTCGTAATACAGGTCGATTCGTTTGTTCCTGGCAGCCGGGCCGAAATAGGCGTTGAAATTGGCGGCGAGTTCAGCGATATCGTCGGGTGCGCATACAAAGAATTCCTTCAGGATCCTCAGGGTATTCTCCTTCGGCTTGAACTGTCCGACCACCATGGAGGCGAAGTTGCCCGGGTCATAGCCCAGCAGGATCTTGTCACTTGCGTCGTAATACTTGAGATAGCTGGCATCGACCACCATGGTGTCAGTCAGCACCAGCTTGTCGAGTGCCTCGTATCTGTAACTGTCTTCATAGGTGTGCTTCTCCTCATCCCACAGGTCGAAGAACAGGTTGTCACGGTTGCGGTCGCCGATGGAACAGATGGCGGACAGGAACTCTGACATCTGCAGGGTCTCGAGCTGTGTCTTGAAGAAGTCGAAGCCGAGCACGTCTCGGTTGATGAAGGTGCTGACCCTCTGATAGAGAACAGCCTGTTTCCGGAGTTCGGAAAGAAGCGGAGACCATTTCCTTATGATGGATTCAGAACGCTTAAGATTGGCCCCGTTCTGCAGGTTCAGGCGCGCCTTGTTGATGTGAAGGGAAAGTGATATGATGTCTGCGATGAGCTGCGGATCCATGCGCTTCTCGTACTCCGTGAACCAGTTGGATTCGCCGATGGAGACACGACCCATGTCCGAGACTCCGGTGATGCCCCCGTGCAGGTGGTGCTTGTGCGCCTCGGAACCGGCACCGATGCGGGAGGTTCGGATGGCCGGGATCACTCTTGAGCGCAGCTTCTCCGGATCCGAGTACTTCATCTCCTCGAGGAAGGCATGGACCACGGATAATCCGGCGATGGAATCAGCCCTGTCTATCGCGACAGCGCGAAGCACATGGCCATTGGCGAAGGCTATGGAGCGTTCAGGCTCCAGCACCGGATATCTCGGCTTCTGGAAATGCCTTGGAAGATCCTTCTGGCCGACCACGAAGTCAATGCCTTCGGTCAGCTGTGGACGGGTGGTACCGTCCGGAAGCTTGACGTCTGCACGGTATGCCCCGAGCAGGGAAGGTATGACATTCGTCATCAGGGCGACGAAGGACTTGTGGGATATGATGGACTGCTCTCGTGGCATTCCGTCGGCTACCCTCAGGGTCCTCGGCGCGACGATGCCTGTGGTCTTACCTGTCGCGCGGCCCTCGACGCCCCAGAACTGGTTCGGGTCAACGATGGTGACTAAAATCTGCGCTATGTTCTGGTAGATGTCAACGACATCGACCTCGGGGGTATCACAAGGATTCATCATCTTTGTCCACTGTTACGTATTCGACTGTCTTGATTCTCGCATCCGCAAGGAGACGTTCCTTCTCCGCCTCGGTCGTTTCGAGAGATCCGATCATTTCTGCGAATTTCCTGTCTTCCGCACGTCGTGCTATGTCGGCCAGCTTCTGAGTCTCGTATCCGAGGTCCTCCGGCTTGACGTTGATGTTGATGAGATAGACAGGAGCCTTCCATTGGTATTCCTGCGCTTCCCTCACAGTGGTCCTCAGCTTGTGCGCGAGCTCTGCGGAGCGCATGGCTGTGGCCTCCTTGCCGGATGCAATGGCCAGACGGCTGAGGTCATCGAAATAGTCGGCGTACACCTTATCCCACATAGCTGCAGAAGCCTGGTCATCATGGTAGAAATACTCAAGGCCGTCATAATAGATGCCTCTTGCCTGTGCAATGGTAAGGTCCGGCCATTCGCGGCGGATCTGCAGGATGGCAGCCTTCACTGACAGCCTGTTCGTGTGCATGATCCTGGCGACGGTGTCCAGCTGGAGTATGTATGTCTGGAGAGATTGCGGTATGACGGCCGATTTCCTGGTCTTCATGAATGCCTGGATGTCCTCGATGTCCAGTTTGCTCACCGCAAGAAGCCGGTCCTGTTTCATATTCCGAATAGTTCCTGACGCAGAGCGTCGATTTCACGCTGTTTCTTGACCTCGTAGGCGAGTTTCAGGGCTTTCGGGTCACCGGACATCGCGGAGGTGGTGAGAGAGGCGTCAAGGTCTTCAACAGCCATTTCGTGGGTCTTCCAGTATTCCTTGGCCAAAGGGTGCATCGGGTCGCTGATGTGCATGAGGAAGGTGCGTCGGGACTCTCCGACGAGCCCCATCCTTTCCGCTATCTGGATGGGAAGGAGGCCGAGGACGGCAAAGTCCTTCATCCGGGCCACGAAGTTATCGTCATATGTCGTCATAACTGTATGCATTCCTTGAATATGTCTTTGTACATCTGAAGGCGAGCCTGGTATTTTTCAAGATTCTCTCTGGCACGTTCCTTCTGCTCCTTGGTGGTCTTTCGGCTGTTGATCTGGGAAGAATATCTGGTGATGTTCAGTTCGATGTTCTTTCTTTCGTCGAAATATCTGTCAGGATCCTCCTTCAGAAGAGCCTTGACCCTGCTTCTTTCGTCGGACTGGGCGATGAAGGGGTGCTTGCCAAGGAATCTGCCGGTCCTGTTGAAGCTGCGGAGCTCCGAGAAGCACAGTTCCAGGCGGATGGAAGTGAACACTATCTCTGAAATTGTTTCAGAAGACAGCTCCGGAGCACCTTCGCTTGCTCTTTCAATTTCAGCCAGACGGCCCCAGCAGTTGATGCGGTCCGTGAATATGCTGTCTGCAGTGCGGACCAGAGGATTGTCCATATCCTTCCAGCGGATATCCGGATATTCATCGAATTTCGAGACTTTTTTTTTACTGTCGATGCCGGAGGATCCTGCTTTGGTCGCCTCATCTGTGGGGTGACCACGATGGCGGGGGAGGAGGAGAGCTGCTCTTCCGTATAGAAGTCGAGCAGGTTGTATATCAGGGCCTCCGCAAGGGCCCTGCGGTCAGACATCACCCTGCCTGCAGCTGACGCCCTGTGTGGCTTGAGCATGTTTCTGTATGAGTCTATGTTCTCCACCTTGGCGATACGGCGGGCGATTTCCTGTTTCTGTCTGAATGTGTACATAACTGTCTATGAAAAGGGAGCCGGCACGAGGTCGGCTCCCGGGTTCGAGAAGAGATTCGGGTTACTCAGTAACCTCGCCGAGGTATTCAAGTGGCTGGAAGAAGCTTTCGTTTGAGAAGGTCACGTCAGTTGACGTGTTCTCGCCGTTCTTACGGCCTGAGAATGCAGAGAACACCATAGGGGAGTACGGACGGGTGAGGATGTACTTCTTCTGGGTGAAGCGGTCGATCTCCACGACGTGGACATTACGGCCGACAAAGTTCTCGAGAAGGTTGTCGATCTCTGTCCTGTGTCCTCCGAGCGTTCCTGTCAATGTGTTGGTGACAGCTGTGGTGATGTCACCTGCAGCACCTTCGCTGGTCCTCTGGCCGGTGAACTTGGCGAAGTTGAGCTCCGCCCATTTCGCACCTTCCTTCAGGGTGAGCGCCGCACAGGTCCTGGTTGTCTCGTCGACTGTGATCTCGGGAAGTGTCTTGTAGTCCACATCGTCATCAAGAACGATGTAGATCTTGTTGTACAGACGCTTGCCCTGCGACTCCTGGTCGGCTACGGCTGCGATATTAGGGATGACTGTAATCATGTTGTCGGGATATTATGGGGCGGTCGCCCGCCCCTGATGAGAAACTTATCCACGAGCAATCTCGTAGAACTTTCCTGTGTCACTCCTGTAGTAGAGCTTGATGTACTCTCCTGCAGTCTTAGGGCTCCAAGCCTCGCTGATCTGGTCGAACTTGCCGGCCTTTGCGATGCTTGTCGGGTTGGTGGCGTCACCGATCTCCACGCGGATCACATCGCCGTCCTTGACATTGGTGATGTCAGTGAGGGCTGTCGCCTTGGTGTTGGCTCCTGTGCGGAAGATGATGCCGCTCTTGGCAGAGAATGAGGTCGCGTCTGCATCGACAGCCACAGCTGGCCAGTTCATGAAGATGACCTGATCAGCGAAGTTGCCTGCAACGAGGGCTGCCTTGTCCTGGTACTCCGGACCTACGAACGAAGCTGCTGCACCTTCCTTCCAGTATGAAGCTGCGATCACCTCCTCAAGGTCACGCTGGAAGTACATGTTGTACTCCTCTCCAGGAACATTCTGAAGAAGGTTGATGTTGTCCTCGTATGTCGCGAAGATCAGGCAGAGGTTGCCCATGTTAGGAACCCACTTGATAGGGATCTCGTAGTTGTGAACCTTTGAGCTGACAACGCCTGTGTAGTCGTTGTTCTGGCCGTAGCGTGACTCGTACCAAGCCTTGTACCATGGGTGGTGCTTGCGGTTCATGTAGATGACCATGCCTTCTGTGCTCTCACAGTTCTCACCGAGGGTCTCGCAGAATGCCTCGAGCACGTCACCGATGCTGTCCTTATCGTATGCGGCGAGGGACTCGTCGAGGAACGGAAGCAGCTTGTGGTCGTCGTAGTAGCCGAAGAGTCTGTGCACGACTCCGTAAGCTGCGAGCATGGTAGGGTTTTCCTTGCCTTCCTCCGGCTTCACGTAGTGGCCGAGTACCGCACGGCGGTTGCGCTCGTTTGCGATCTGCTTCGCGAGGAGGAGGATGAGCCACTCGATGAGAGTCCACTTCACAGGTGAAGAGCCCTCTCTGTTGAGATAGTTCAGATATGATGTCTCAAGATCTGACATGTCCTCGAAGAGAACCTTGGTCATAACCTTGTGTACGTATCCCTTCTCAGGAATGATCTTGAACTTGCCCTTGAAGATGCGGCCTGCCTGGTATGCCTGTGAGGCCTCGCCCACGAGGACGTTGGTCACGAGGTCACCTGACTGGATGTTCGAGATGGTAGGGAATACGCCGGCGAGTGAAGGCAGAGCCATCAGCTGGGCGATGAGGGCATCCTGACGGACGGTGAAGTGGCGTGTACCGATCTCAGGATCGTTCGCTGCAGCAGTGAGGTCGAGGCTGCCCTTTACGAGACCTGCGAGAGTACCGGCGTTGCGGTGCTCAAGGAAGCGTGCGTGCAGGGCCTGAACGTACTTGTCGGTGTCGGCGAAGAGCTGTGCCTGATCGTTACGTGTCGCTGTGCCCTCGATCTTGCCTGAGATGGTGATGCGGTTGTAGCGCTTGGTCGCAGCGAAGAGCTCATGCTGGATGCCGAACGCATATTCAGGGGTGTGCTGGCCAGTAGCGGAGAGAGTGACGGTCACTTTGTCCTCTGGCTGGTCGCCCATTGAAGCCTGGCTGAGCTTCTCGACCTTGCCTGCAAGATCCTTCACGGCCTTGACAATCTCAGCACCTGAGTTGTCGTCCGATGCCTCGATGCCGAGCGTCTCATGGAGGGTCGCGAAGATGTTGCTGAGTTCAGATGCGCGTGAGATTGCATCCTGCTCTGCCTTGAATTCGGCGAAGTCGTCAGCAAAAGCGTTGTCGCCATGCTCCGAATTGTAGGCATCGCAGAGCTTCTGCTGGTCCTCAGCAGTCATCTGCTTGCTTGTAAGCTTCATGGTCAAGCCGAGTTTCTCGGCTATGGCCTTGAGCCTTGTCTGGAACTTTTTCATAAATCTAAGTCGTTAATGTTTATAGATGGGATTGGATTGTTGATGATCTTGTGGATGTATTCGACTGTCTCCTCAAGGCTGTTCTCTCCGTCGATGAGTCCTGCCGCCATCGCTTCGGTGGCGTAGAAGGTTTCTCCCTGCAGGGCGGTTTCGCTGACATCACCACGGGCTGCTGACACATCGTCGATGAACTGCTTGGCCATAGGATCCAGAAAGCGCGACACGTAGTCCTCGCCTTCGCCGTTGTTGGCATCATTGAAGACCTTGTTCTTGAGCGGTGAGTGGTGGCTGTAGTATTCGTGTACCTCATATCCCCAGTCCTCGAGCATCTTGTCATCATTGTAGAAGATGGCCATGCAGCCGATGCATCCGACCATGCTGAAGATAGAGCTCGCGAAGATCTTGTCGCATCCTGCGAGGATATAGTATCCGGCCGAGCATGCCATGCCGTCCACCAGACCGATGACCGGCTTCTGGAGCGACCTGATGAGATCGTAGCACTCCTTCATTCCGAACGCCTCACCACCTGGGCTGTTCACGTGGATCAGATGAGCCGCCACAGCCGGGTTCTCTTCGGCAGCCTTCAGATCCTTCATGAACTGACGTGTGGAGAAGCGCCACCATGAGTCCATGCGGATATCGCCGAACACAGGATGGTAAGCGATGCTGTTCTCTTCGATGTCAGGGTCAGAGAAGTCGGAGGATACAAGGGAAACGGAAGCCGGAACTGGCACGGCCTCCTTATATTTTACGCCGTTCTTCGGGAGGAAGATCTGATTGATCTCCGCTGCAGATGGGGCTTTCCCGTAGAAGGCGATGATCTGTTTCTTGTGCGTCATTGCCTGAATTTTCCACGAAGGTATGCGGGAAAATCAGGGAAGGAAAGGACAGAACCTACAGCAGAACGGGTTCGAAGGCCTGAAATTTAGCGGAGATCCTGACTGCACCGGCATGCGGCGTGACTGTGATGAGCGGGCAACCGTAGCCGTTGCCGACAAGACGTATGGATCCGTCGGTCATGTGAAAGGCGATGTATGCCCGGGCACCGTTCCATCTGCTGAGGGAGCGGTCGTCCGAAGTGGCGGCGAAGCTCTGGTTCCAGCTGACACCATGGTCGTCCGTGTCCGGCTCTTGAGAGAAGGTTACCTGACCGAGGGCCGACACGTCGTGCGACCCTTCCGGAACGAAAGGAAGGATCCCTCTCTGGAGGTAGTCCTTCAGAAGATCCTGAGGTATGATGTGGAAGCGGTGGGAAATTGCTATTTTCTGCATAAAAAAGTGTTGATTTTTAGGGACGTATGAGGGGGCAAATTTTTTCTATTTCTGCCATGATCCGGGCGGTTTCTCACCGTTCTGCGATTTCAGCCTGAAGCGGTACCAGTCCTTCCGCAGCATGTCGTAAGTCATCTGCTCGGTGCTGATGCTGTAGTCTGAACAGAACTCATCGATCGCCTCCGTGATGCTCAGCTGTGAATTGTTGCTGATGGCTCCGGTCATGTAGGCGCGGAAGGTCTGCTTGAAGTCGTCCATCAGATGACGCGCCACCGCACGCTGCCCCTTCGGGCTGAGGTGGTTCCTGAACAGCGTGTCCTGATAGATCGTCCTCTTGCGGTCCATGCACCAGGTCTGCGCATGAGAGTTGAATATGGCTATGTTCACCCTTGAGCCGCCTTCTGGCGCGGGCGAGTAGGTGGAAGGCTGCACGGTCAGGTGCATCGACACAAGCCCCCACAGGCGTGTGCCCTTCTCCGGGAAGATAGTGTCTTCCCCGTTGTGGATACATACAAGATATTCGCGCAGCGCAGGATGCACCTGTACTGACACTACCATCGGTTCATTTGTTCTCTTCAATCCCATGTCGCAAAGATCATTTCCTTTTTCACCAGGGGCAAGGACTGTCCCATAGAGATGTAAAGATACGAAAAATCAGCGAGTTATGCGCTGATTTTTCGCGCTATTTCCCCGCCCTCCGCAGAAAAATCGCGTCCCCCTTCTCAACACACCTGTATAAAAAGTACTTTTTTACCGTGCAAGAGTGCTGATGTATGTATTATGCTGACTATTAAGGTGTTATGCAGTACAAACCGAGAGTACTGAACTTTTTGTGCTGAAAGTGCTCCGAGAGTGCTGAAATAGTGCTGATGAAAAGTGCTCTCATCTAAAGTGATTTTGGGACAACCGAGGGTTTGATTTACAAATGTTTACATCGTGTTATTTGAAGAATCGTGGGACAACGTAATGAAACGTCAGCACTCTTGCACTCTCGTTTTATACTTTTTATATAGGTGTTCTACGAACATATGTACAAGAAGAATATATATATTATATAAGACTGATTTTGAGCGGTTTGCACATTTTTAGTGCTCCCAGCACAGTTCTTTTTTGTTGTGGAAACAGATGGGGGTCGAGGGGGAAGACCCCAAAAATACAGCACTGTTGTCAGTACTGTGCTACAGTGCTGACAACAGTGCTGATATCCCGGATGGGAGGCCATGCAATGAAAAAGGCAACCCCGAAGGGCTGCCCTTTAGATCGTTATGTCATGGTGTCATCTGGTTTCTGTTGGGAAATCACATGATGTGGTGTCTGCTTGGGATGTGGTTTTGGCTGTTTCTTTAATCTTTGCGGATCCTGAACCGCCGAATGTGATAGTGTATTCTTTCTCGGATAATGATGCGAAGAATACTACACCTGCAGCAAGGAACATGAATATGATAGCTCCGACCACGCTTTGCCATACGCCATGCCACCATCCTTTGGGCTTGATAGGTTCGATTATACTTGAAAGGATTTCAGATTGATTTTTCTTTGTGTCTGACTCGATCTGCTTAATTGTTTCCTTTAATGCGTCATCCACAAAGTTCTGAAGTATCTCGGTTGCTTGCAGCCTGTATCGCTGGATATTCTCGTCAGTACAGGTTATTTCATTGAAATGCATCCAGTCCTCCTCAGACAAATGCTTACTGTCGTCGCCATCCTTCTTTTGGGCAATATGATTGATCTTCTGCTTTTTGTACAGGCCGTATGCGATATGACCGATGACATCTGTGTCATCCTCTACAATCTTCGAATAGATGTGGTTGTATTGTCTTGACATATTACTTTATGGACTTGGCAAACGATGCCTTGATTTGTGTAGAGGACATAGTCGTTCTGTGCACTTTCCCTGTAGTGGTTGACCTGTAGGAAATGACAATAGACTCACGGGTAGTCACCCGGCCACTCAATGCGGATGCCGATCTCGATTTGGAAGCGTTATTCGCTCTGATGATGGTCTTCTTGGATACAGTGCACATAAGTTTTCAGTTCAATAGAGTAACAAAAGTAGGTATAATTTCTTGTAATGCAATAATATTGTATTGCAAAAGAATACAAAATTCGTGCAATGACATGCAGAATTTAAGATAGTCGAAAAAAGGCAACCCCGAAGGGCTGCCCGATGACGCCTGTGTGAAGCTACCAAACAATCACGCAAAGATGGCGTCGAGGTCTTCGCTGAGTCTCCTGAACCCGGCGTTTATTCTGTCTGCCTGGGCTTTCCTCGGCCTTGTGCCTGAAGTGTATGCCCAGAGCTGTTTCTGGTTTATTCCTGTGAGCTTCTCGAGGGCTGTGAGGGTGAAAAGCCCGCTGCCGATGTAGTAATTGAGGAGGCTTACCGCATCCACCTCGTAGGCCACCTCGTATTCACCGTCGAGGAATGACGGATACTTGAAACCCTGCTCGATGGCTGTCTCCCTATATACGGCCATCTGTCCCTCCATATCGGCCTTTGCCTCCTTGAGGGTGCTTCCCATCCCGGAGAAGATCTCGTTCTTGCAATAGACGCTGTATGTGCCGTCTGATGCTCTTTCGATTATTGCTGCAATCTGTTCCATACCTTTACCTTATTTTTTAAGGGGGAGGGGCTTATTCCAGCCCCATCTCCTTTCTCATTTTCTTTTCAAGACCTGTACCGATTTCTTTGGATCCGTGCCAAGGAACCGGATATACCGTGTCTCCCTTCTTGTAGATGTAGTGGCTTCCCGTCGAGCGTATCAGCTCCCATCCGTTTGCCTTTACAAGTTTGTGAAATTCTGAACTCTTCATCTTGCGTGTTGTTTGGTATTGCAAAGATAGTGAAATTTCTATTATCTGCAAAATTATTTAATGGTAAAATTACTATTATTTGAAATGTTCATCAAGCCACTGCTGATACTCATCCTCATTGGCGGGATCTCTCCGGATGGAGGTGCAGGTATTGCTGAACGTGATGTTGACGCTTCCTTCGTCATACAGGCAGCAGAGAAGGCCGATGACAGCCCCTTCCTGCCCTTTCGGGAGCCTCAGGGGAGTCCATTCCATCAGGGGAAGACTGCGGATCCATTCTATGTATGGCCCGGAAAAGTCCCGCAGCAGCCGTTCGTGGCGTCTGCGGAACTCCTGGATCTCGCGGTCGGTATGGAGAAGGTGCCGTGTCATGCCGGGA